AGGCGGTTCTATCACGGGACGAGGGGCGGACTTACTTATTATCGATGATCCACATACTGAACAAGATTCACTATCTGATAGTGCCATGGAAAGAACTTATGATTGGTATCTTTCTGGGCCAAGACAACGTTTACAACCTGGAGGCTCGATTGTTCTTGTAATGACAAGATGGGCTCAAGATGATTTAACAGGTCGATTAATAAAAGCAGAATCTGAACCTAAGGCAGACAAGTGGGAAAAAATTTCTTTTCCTGCAATTATTGGTGAAGAGGATAATTCACAACCCGTGTGGCCTGAATATTGGGAACTAGATGAATTAGAAAAAGTTAAAGCGTCAATATCAATTAGAAACTGGTCTGCACAATACATGCAGAACCCAACATCAGAAGAAGGAGCAATCTTAAAAAGAGACTGGTGGGTGCCGTGGACCAAGGATATTCCAACATTAAAACATGTTATACAATCTTACGACACTGCATTTAGTAAAAAAGAAACTGCGGATTATTCTGCTATTACCACATGGGGAATATTCACGCCTCACGAATCTGGGCCAGACTCAATTATGTTAATTGATGCTATTAAAGGTAAATACGATTTTCCAGAATTAAAGATGGTGGCTCTAGATCAATACAAATACTGGCAACCTGAAACAGTAATCATTGAAGCTAAAGCAAGTGGACAAAGTTTATTACAAGAATTTCGTAGAATGGGTATACCTGTTATGGATTACACTCCTGGAAGAGGACAGGATAAACATTCAAGAGTAAATGCATGTGCTCCTATTTTCGAATCTGGACAAGTTTATTATCCAAGAGATGAGCATTGGGCAGAAGAAGTTATCGAGGAATGTGCAGCATTCCCACATGGGGAACATGACGATTATGTGGACAGTACCACACAAGCTATGTTAAGATACCGACAAGGTTCTTTTATAAAGACTTATTCTGACGAGGATGAGATACAAAGTATGAAAGAACGAAAATATATATATTATTAAAAGGAGAAGACATGTCAAAACAATCAAGAAGAAGAAATAGACTTTTAGCTGCTATGGTCGGTTTAACAGCTGCATCTAAGTTAGGGGTTTTTGATAAAGCGATGGGTTCATCAGATGTTTATGATAAAGCTCAAAAAGCTAGAAAAGCATTTAAAAGCACAGTAACCGCTTTGCCAAAAAACAAAGTAACTATGGGTTCAACTATTCTAACCCCAAGAACTAAATCTGGACAAACTGCAATGTTTGAAAAGTATGGAAAAAAAATGCCTATTACAGTACCTAAGACTAAATTGAAAAGATCAACTAGAATTGGTTTTACAAATAGAAACATGGGTGGAGATGTTGGAATAAAAACAAAATTAAACGGTATTACAAAAACTAAAACTTACTAATGGCTGAAGTCGAAAAAGCAATTGTTGAGGAGACAGAAACTCCTGAGACAGAAGAGATTGATGTTGAATTAGAATCTGATTCTAATCAAACAACAGTTGAAGAAGCTGTAAACGAAACTGAAGCATTCTTTAGCAATCTTGCTGAAGACATGTCAGATGACGTATTACAAAGAATGTCTAATCAATTGCTTGACGATTATAAGAAAGATAGAGTTTCAAGAAAAGATTGGGAAACAAGTTATACAAACAATTTAGATTTATTGGGACTCAATCAAAGAGAAATGACTAGACCGTTTAGAGGATCGGCTAGTGTCACTCATCCATTATTATCTGAAGCAGTTACACAATTTCAAGCACAAGCATATAAAGAATTACTGCCATCATCTGGTCCTGTTAAGACCAGAGTTCTAGGTTTAGAAGATAATGAAAAAATGAATCAAGCACAAAGAGTTCAAGACTTTATGAACTATATGATTACAGAAGAAATGGAAGAGTATACTCCAGAGTTTGATCAATTATTATTTTATTTAGCTCTTGCAGGATCTGCTTTTAAAAAAGTTTACTACGATGAAGTAATGCAAAGAGCTGTATCTAAATTTATACCAGCAGAAGATTTAGTAGTTCCTTACTATGCTACTGATCTTATGGATTGTGAAAGAATTACTCATGTTATTAAAATGGGAGAGAATGAAATTCTTAAAAAACAACAAGCAGGATTTTACAGAGATGTTGAATTAAAACCTACCTCTAAGGGTCCAAGTGAAATTGAAAAAAAATATCAAGAGCTAGAAGGAATAACACCTAGTGCAGATAAACAGTATTCTTTTTCTATCTTAGAAATGCATGTAGATTGTAATTTAGAAGAGTTTGAAATGCAAAATCCAGAAAAACAAGTTAAGGTTCCTTACATTGTAACGATTGATGAAGGCTCTGGACAAATTTTATCTATCTATCGTAACTATGATATGAACGATGATACTAAAAAAAGAAAAGAATATTTTGTACATTTTAAATTTTTACCAGGATTAGGTTTTTATGGGTTTGGTTTAACACATATGATAGGTGGATTAAGTAGAACTGCTACTCAATCACTAAGACAATTACTTGATGCAGGTACATTATCTAACTTACCAGCTGGATTTAAGTCTAGAGGTATAAGAATTCGTGATGATGACCAACCATTTCAACCAGGTGAGTTCAGAGATGTTGATGCACCAGGGGGAAATATCAAAGATCAGTTTCAAATTTTACCATTTAAGGAACCATCATCTACATTATACCAGTTAATGGGCTTTGTTGTACAAGCAGGACAGAAATTTGCAGCAATAACAAACATGGATACAGGGAATGACATGCAAAATAGAGCTGTTGGCACCACTGTTTCGTTGTTAGAACGTGGTTCGAGAGTAATGAGTGCTATACACAAGAGATGTTACTACTCAATGAGAAGAGAATTTAGACTTTTATCAAAAGTTTTTTCAACATATCTACCTCCAATCTATCCATATTCAGTTTATGGGGCTGATCAAGCGGTAAAAGCGACAGATTTTGATGATAGAGTGGATGTAATTCCAGTTGCTGATCCAAATATTATGAGTATGGCTCAAAGAGTTACTTTAGCTAATGAAAATTTAAAAATTGCTATGTCAAATCCTATGATGCATAACCTTAGAGAGGCATATCGAAGAGTTTATGAAGCTTTAGGTACACAAGACATAGATCAATTGTTAATACCGCAAGAAAGACCAGTTCCAAAAGATCCTGCAACGGAAAATATGGAAGCAATCATGCAAAAACCCTTAAGGGCTTTTCCAACTCAAGATCATAAAGCACATATAGCTGCTCATAGAGCATTTATGTCAACAAGAATGGTGCAAATTAATCCTCAAGTCTATGCGGCCCTACAAGCACACATATCTGAACACGTTTCTATGTTAGCTCAAGGAGAAGTTGGAGCTTTAATTCAAGATGATCCTATAATGCAACAAATGTTACAGGCAGATCCTGAAGGTGCAGACATTAAAATCAACGCAATGATAGCTCAAAGAATTGCAGAACTTACAACTGAATTAGCACAGTCAGAAGCTATGGGACAAAAACAAGATCCTTTGGTTATGTTAAAACAAAGAGAGCTAGATTTAAAAGCTTTAGATTTACAAAGAAAAGCTGAACAAGATATGATGTCTAATGAGATTAGAGAAAATGAAATTGATGAAAAACTAGATATTGAAAAAATGAAATTAGAAAATAATGAGGATCAAGCTGCGGAGAGAATAAGAATAGCTGATGCAAAGTTAGATATAGCTAGAAAGAAAACTAAAAAATGAGTTCAATAATTAAATTTATTCAAAAAATATTAAAGTATGATGAGTTAGATTTAAGAATTAGAAAACTTGAAAGAAAAAATTATTGGAGGGAGAAATACCATGGCAGATCCTAAAAAAGGGACTGGTAAAAAACCAAAAGGTTCAGACAGAAGATTATATACTGATGAGAACCCTAGAGATACTGTAAAAATTAAATTCGCTACTCCTAACGATGCAAGAGAGACAGTTAAAAAAGTTGTAAATGTTAAAAAACCATTTGCAAGAAAGATACAGATATTAACTGTTATGGAACAACGTGCTAAAGTAATGAAAAAAAATGAAGTTGTAAAAATTGCAAAAGCAGGAAAAAATAAAATAAGAAGGATGTTTGGATAATGCCATTAACAGCTAAAGGAAAAAAATTAAAAGAAAAGTTTAAAGAACAGTACGGTAATAAAAAAGGTGAGTCTGTTTTTTATGCTATGGAAAATTCTGGCAAATTAAAAAAAGTAATTAAAGCTAGAGGAGGAAGTGCAGCTCTGGCTGCAGCTGCAAGAGAAAGGGAAGGTTATGGTAAATCTTCAAGAGCAGATCCAACAGGAGGTGTTGATAGAAGTGCAGTAAGTAAAGGATCTCAATATCAAAAAAATGTAACAGCAGCAAATGTAGCTGCACAACAAAAAGCTGAAAAGCAACAAAGAACAAGAGATATTATTTTTACACCAACTCCTTTTGCAACTGTTAATTTAGCTAAGAATTTAATTTTTGATCCATTGAAGAAAAAATCAAGAACACAAAAAGCTAGAGGTGAAACTTTTTTAGGTAAACCAAAAGATTTACCTGCAACAAAAGATTATTATAAACTTACTGGTAATCCTTTAGATGTGATGAGCAAAAAGGGTGAAGACTTTATGAAAAAAGCAGGTTTAATTGAAGCTGTTAAACCAGTAAAACCAGGTAGAGATGGAAGAACAAGATGTCCAGATGGAACTCTTCCTCCTTGTAAACCAATTGCATCATCTACAGGTGCACCAAGTTCAGTAAATAAAAAATCAGATATATCTTTTTTAAAAGATATGACTTTTTATCCAGCTAATTTAAAAAGTGGTGGAGTACCTTATGGGCCTCCTCCAAAAAGTGGCCCTAACCCACAAGTGCCACCAGTAAAAATGAAAAATGGGAAAATGACAAAAAAATATATAATGTCCTGTCCTCATAGACCAGATGGAATAAGAGGTGTAGGTGCAGCTATTAAAGGACATAAATTTATAGGAGTTAAATAATGTGGTTATCAGCTATTAAACTAGCAATGTCTGCTGGTTCAAAAATTTACGCAAACAAGCAAAAGACTAAGATGGCAATGTCAGAAGCACAGCTTTTACATGCTGATCGTATGGCCCGAGGCGAGGAGGCTTATCAGGGAAAATTATTAGAAGCCCGACAATCAGACTGGAAGGACGAGGCAGTTTTGATAATTCTCAGTTTGCCCGTGGTGGTTTTAGCCTGG